CTGGTGGGTGGGTTGAATCTGGACTTCAGCAAGTCTCCGGTGATCTACGACTTCATCAGGAGCAACGCGTTTGTGCAGGGGATCATGGGGCCGGTGGGGTCGGGAAAGTCGTATGGCTGCGCAAGCAAGATCTTTATCAAGGCAGTTCAGCAGAAACCCTCCCCGATAGACAACATCAGGTACAGCCGGTTTGCGGTAGTCAGAAACAGCTACCCAATGCTGAAGACAACGACGATCAAAACCTGGATTGATCTCTTTCCTGAGTCTACATTCGGGCCACTGCTCTGGACTCCACCGATTACCCACCACATCCGATTGCCAGCAAGGGGTGACGCTGCAGGCATAGACTGCGAAGTTATATTTCTAGCCCTAGACCAGCCCAAAGACGTTAGAAAGCTGCTCTCTTTAGAGCTAACAGGTGCCTGGGTGAACGAAGCTAGAGAGCTCCCAAAAGCAGTCATCGATGGGCTCACACATAGGGTTGGCCGGTATCCAACCAAGCGCGATGGCGGCCCAACCTGGCACGGTATCTGGATGGATACCAACCCAATGGATGACGACCATTGGTGGCACCGCATGGCAGAGAAGGAGAAAATGACAGGCGTTTATGCTTGGAAGTTCTTTAAGCAACCAGGCGGCATCATGGAAGTTGCTGCCGACGACCTGCCAGAAAATCCCGAAGCCAACGATCATATTTTTTCTGCTAGTAAATGGTGGAAGGTCAACCCAAAAGCCGAGAACATCAACAATCTACCTCCAGGCTACTACCAGCAAATGCTGCTAGGTAAGAATCTGGACTGGATCAAGTGCTATGCAGGTGGTCTGTACACCTATGTCCAGGAAGGTAGATCAGTATGGCCAGAATATGAGGATGGCACCATGTCTGGCGACACAGACATCGACCCTACCGTACCAATCCAGGTCGGCCTAGACTTCGGTTTAACCCCAGCTGCCACCATCGGACAGCGCCTAGCCAATGGTCGATGGGTAATCCACCATGAGATCGTTACCTTTGACATGGGTTTAGAGCGCTTTGGCCACCAGCTACTAGCCGAGCTCAACCAACTCTACCCAAACCACCAGGTCATGATATGGGGCGACCCAGCCGGTATGGCACGCGATGCTATTTATGAAGTAACTGCCTTTGATTATTTGAAAACACTTGGCCTGCGAGCTCAACCCACTGCCAGCAATGACTTTAAAGTGCGAAGAGAAGCAGCCGCAGCCCCTATGCAGCGCCTAATCAACGGCAAGCCAGGCTTAATCGTCAACCGATCCTGCAAGCTATTGCGCAAATCATTAGCCGGTGGCTATCACTTTAAACGCATTGCCGTCGGTGCCGGCCAAGAACGCTTCAGAGATGCGCCCAACAAGAACGAACATTCACACATCGGTGACTCGTTTGGCTATTTAATGCTGGGCGGTGGTGAATACAACCGCATGACCAGAACTCACCAGCTCGGCGGCAGACCATCACCACAAACAAGCGCTAATACAGACTTCGATGTGTTTGCCTAATGTAGACGCTAGCAATATGATTGATTGATGCGCTTTTAAAACGCAATAGAATCAGGGAATATGAGTATTGTTATAACACCACCTAGTGCAAATTTGCCTACTCCAATAGCTAGGGCGAAAATCATGCGCATTCAAATGGCTTGTTATTCATTACCAGACAATGAGCGTATAGAGCCTGCAGATGCTCCATTAAAACACTGGTTGGCTCCTGGAACGTATTGCAGAGAAATCCATTTAACTGGCGGAACAGTTGTAGTTGGCAGAATCCATCGTCATCGCCATATGAATATTATTTCTAAAGGCGCCGTGACGGTTTATACGGAATTTGGTTATGAACATTTTGAAGCTCCTGCTTCATTTATTTCAGAAGCTGGAACTAAACGAGTTGTTTGGGTTCATGAAGATACTATATGGACAACCATTCATCCAAACCCAACAGACGAAACTAATGTATCAAAACTTGAAGAAATGTTTACTGCTGCTGAATACGCAGAATTAAAAATGGAAGTAGAAACTTTAGGGGAAATTGAATGGCCTACCTTATAACCGGGGCAATTGTTGCCTCCTCTTTGTATGGCGCTAGTGAAGGTCGCAAAGCTCGCGGTGAAGCAGAAAGAGCGCAGAAGCGAGCACTGCAACAGCAAACTATTGACGCAGAAGCTATGCGCACAGAAATAGCAAAGCAAACTGCAGAATACGCAAAGCAATCCACATCACTGCAACAGCAATCAGATATTGCTCGCCAACAGTTTGACGCTGCACAGCTGCAGTACAAAGAAAACAAACTGGCAATGGAGCAAAAGTCTCAAGAGGTGCAAGCTCTTGCAGATGAAGAGCGCCGTAAAGCAGCTGCCTCAGAAGCATCTGCATTAAAGGCTAGGACTCGCGGTGGCCGACGCTCACTGCTTTCGCAAGAACGGATGACACCAGAGCTCGGTGTTGAGAGCATATCTCTAAGCCCAGGCATGAGGCTGCAGTAATGGCAACCAAATACCAAAAGCGCATGATGACGCGCAAGAGCTCAGACTTAACCAGGTTAGCAGAGCAATTCAAAAAGAATATTGAAGCGTCTACCGGCGAATATGAGTCTGCTTTTTCTGCTTATCAACAGCAAACAGAAGAAGCGCTGGCTCCGTATGAAACTGCGACTAAGCAATACAAAGAAATACAAATGCCAGCATACGAAAGCGCAAAGGCTGCGTATGAGGAAAAGCTAAAACAATTTAACGAGTCGTTGTCTAATTTCCAGGCAAAAACAAAAATTGATGCTAGTAATGTTGACGTAAGAATAGATCCAGTTAATTTTAATCCGTTCCAAATATTTACAGTTGATGGTCAAAAAATTGACACAAGAAAATTACCTTCTGGATATTCTATTGAAAATGCACCAAAAGGTACTAAGGGTAGATTCTATGATTTGTACAAAGATAATCCAGTGCCTACATTTTCTGAAAGAGCACCATCAGCACCATCAGCACCACAAGCTCCGCAGGTAGCTGGATTTGATGAGACTAAGTTTGAACAAAAGCGTGGTCAACTTCAACAAGAGTTTCAGCGCGAAGTCGGTGAACGTAAAGGAGCGCGGCTGGCAGTCGTCGGTCGCAAAGGAGCAAGACCATTAATGCAGGATAAATAATGGATAAAGTTCATAAAGTAATGCGCGAATACAAAGCCGGCACATTAAAAAGTTCAAGCGGAGATAAGGTCGCAAGCAGAGATCAAGCTATTGCAATTGCTTTGTCAGAACAGGAAAGATCTAAACGTAAACGCGGATTGATGAAGGAACAAAAATGAAAGAGGTATGGGATAAGCCACGACCAAAAGATTTAGGCAAATCAAAAGAGTTGAGTGGATCTGAAAAGCGTAGCGCTATGCGCCGAGCTCAAAAGGCAGGCAGGCCCTATCCTAATTTGATCGACAACATGGCAGCAGCTAGAGATAAAAAGTGAGCAAGTACAAAGATCCAGAAGGTGGGCTGACCGAAGCTGGCAGACGCAAGTTTGAACAGTCTGGAGAAAGCAATAACCTGCAGCCAGGCGTTAAAGAGTCGTCACCATCTGGCGACAAAGCCAGGCGCAAAGGATCTTTCTTGACTAGGTTTTATACCAACCCAAGTGGGCCACTGGTAAATGAAGATGGTGAACCAACCAGGTTGGCATTGGCTGCAAATGCATGGGGTGAGCCAGTACCGCGCACAGCAAGTTCAGCGCGTAGGTTGGCTGCCAAAGGTCGCAACTTGCTAGAAAAGTACAAACTGGAAAAAGAAGATTAACCAAGGAAGCAAAATGAAAATTGAAATATCACTGGAAAAAGAACACGAAGAAGAAGACAAGCCAATGGCCGGTGAACTTAGTCCAGAGCAAAAAGCTGCCATAGCAAAAAAGATTAAAAAGAATATTGCGCTAAGTCGCATGGAAAGATCATTGCTCTCTGGCTATTTACTTGAAGATAAAGAGGAAGATTAAATGGAATACAAGGTGCCAGTAGGTGGTAAGCGATTAAAGCCAGAGGAGATCCTTAAACGGCAGGATATTGCACAGCGTAAGAAAGATGAATTTCAAACGCTGTATCAGGACGCTTATGAATTTGCTTTGCCCCAGCGCCAACTGTATGGCGTATGGGAAGGTGGCGCTACAGGCACCAAGAAGATGGCAAGGGTATTTGACTCAACAGCAATCAATAGCACCCAGCGGTTTGCCAATAGACTGCAATCAGTAGTCTTCCCTCCGCAGCGCAAGTGGTCGCGCTTAGAGCCAGGCGTACAAATACCTGACGATCAAAAACCTGATGCCCAAGAAGTGCTCGATGCTTACAGTGAGAAAATGTTTGCTGTATTGCGTCAGTCTAATTTCGACATTGCTATCGGTGAGTTTTTATTAGACCTAGCAGTCGGTACTGCCTGCATGATGGTGCAGCCAGGGGACGATGTCAGCCCAATTAACTTCGTGCCAGTGCCATTGTTTTTGGTGGCGTATGAAGAAGGTGCAAACGGCCAAGTAGATAACGTCTACCGTCGTATGCGCTTAAAAGGCGAATCAATTATTCGTCAATGGCCAGACGCGAAAATACCTCCAAACCTGCAAAGCAAGATCGAGCAAAAGCCAACAGACGACATTGAGCTAGTTGAAGCCACAATCTACGATCATAAGCGTGGTGACTACTGCTATCACGTTATTTGGAAAGAAGGCAAAGACGAGCTGGTATACAGGCGCAAACCATATTCACCTTGGGTGATCAGTCGTTATATGAAGGTAGCCGGCGAGATCTATGGCCGTGGCCCATTGCTGACTGCTTTGCCAGACATTAAGACATTAAACAAAACCATTGAGCTGCTATTAAAGAATGCTTCGTTAGCAGTGGCAGGCGTTTACACAGCGGCAGATGATGGCGTATTAAATCCAAACACAGTAAAGATTGTGCCTGGTGCCATTATCCCGGTTGCACGCAACGGTGGCCCACAAGGCCCAGCACTGCAGCCACTGCCACGCGCTGGTGACTTCAACGTATCTCAGCTGGTCATCAATGATCTGCGCAGTAATATCAAGCGCATATTGCTGGATGAGTCTTTGCCACCAGACAATATGTCTGCTAGGTCTGCAACTGAGATTGTCGAGCGCATGAAGGAGCTCGCGCAAAACCTTGGCTCGGCGTTTGGTCGCTTGATCAACGAAACAATGATCCCGCTGGTCACAAAGATCCTCGAAGTAATGGATGAGCGCGGCTTGATCATTATGCCGTTGCGCGTTAATGGCTTAGAAATCAAGGTCACTCCTGTTGCTCCGCTGGCTATGGCGCAGAACATGGAAGAGGTTAATGCCATTTTGCAATATGCCCAGCTGATGCAGACGTTTGGCGCTGATGGCCAACTTGCTTTAAAGAATGATGCTGTGGTTGATTACATTGGCGACAAGCTGGGTGTGCCTTCTATTGTGCGCAATGATGCGACTGAGCGTGCTGTGCTGATGGAAGAAGCCCAAGCTCAACAGCAGCAGGCAATGGCTATGCAAATGGCAGCTATGCAGCAAGGACAACCAGCGCCCGAAGGGATGGCTTAATGAGCTGGGATGAATTAGATAACATGGATCAAACCAGTGATATTCGCGCAGTAACACAGCAGCGCGAAGACATTGCCAAGCTATGCTTGCGTGTATTCACGTCAGAGGATGGGCTGGCAATAATGAAATGGTTAGATCAAATGTATGTGGACGTGCCTGTCGCCGTGCCAGGTAACGACCCCTCGTATGCTTTCTTTGCTGAAGGGCAGAGAACAGTTATACGAGATTTAAAAGCACGGATCTTACAAGCTAGGAATTTATGACTACCGACACAGCAACCGTCGAGCCCGGCACCGGCTTACTTGACAATGTGACGCTCGAAGATACAACTAAGCCTGAATCTAAAGAAGCAGTATCAATAGATCATAAGACAGCAGAAACCCCTACAGGTTCGGCATCAGACACTGGTGCGCCTAAAGTAAAGCCTGAGTATCTTCCAGATAACTTTTGGGATAACGACAAAGGCGAAGCTAACCTGGAAGCCATGAGTAAAAGCTGGTCTGATTTGCGTAAGCAGATTAGCCAGGGCAAGCACAAAGCCCCAGCCGATGGCCAGTATGACACCAGCAGTTGGGGTGATGATGCAGCCGATAACCCAATGGCTGGCACATTGGTTGATTGGGCAAAAGAGAATGGCTTATCGCAAGCTCAATTTGACGACTTGGTGGGAACACTCAAGGAAAAATCACAAGAGCTAATGGGTGATGCTAGTGTGGACGCAGCCCAAGAAATGAAAATGCTTGGCCCTAATGGTCAGGCTTTGGTCAATGGCATGGCAGATTGGGCTCGCGGCTTAATCCAAAAAGGCATTTGGGGTTCTGAGGATTGGGATGAATTTAAAATCATGGCAGGCACAGCTCGCGGCATAAACATGCTGGCAAAGTTGCGCGAAGGTTATGAAGGTAGATTGCCCATCGAGACAGAACCAATGGATGGCTTGCCAAGCAAAGATGAGCTGTATCAAATGGTGGCAGACAAGCGCTACAATACAGACGCATCCTACCGGCAGAAGGTAGAAAAAATGTTTGCCCAGGTAGTAAAGGATTAAATCTCGCAGCTGTGTCTTCTTGGTGGTCGCCACAGCTTTTAGCCCCGGTCTATGTGCCGGGGTTTTTTTATATCAATCGCATGTATTGCAAAATGTTAAATGGATAATAGAATTGCCGGCATGGCATACCGGTAACACGGCCCAAACCTGTGGCGAGATACCACCGAATGGCTGACGTAAACAGCAAGCACAGGCCCGTACTGCACGGCTCACCGACGCGAAAACCCATGATCACTTAACCGAACGAGGTAAATAATGGCTATTAGTCTATCTAATGCTTTCGTTACACTCTTCGACGCAGAGGTCAAACAGGCTTACCAGGGCAAAGCAATGCTGGTGGGTGCTGTGCGTCAGCGTCGTGGTGTAGAAGGCTCATCTGTAAAATTTCCTAAAGTTGGCAAAGGCGTTGCTACTGCACGCGTGACCCAAACTGATGTAACTCCAATGAATGTTGGCTTCTCCAATGTAACTTGCACACTGCAAGATTGGAACGCAGCTGAATATTCGGATATATTTTCGCAAGCTAAAGTTAACTTTGACGAGCGCTCAGAGCTCTCCCAGGTTGTCGGTGCAGCTATTGGCCGTCGTCAAGATCAATTGATCTTGGATGCTTTATCTGCTGCAACTAGCACAGGCACTGTGGCTAATTCAATTGGTGGCTCTAATACCAATATGAATATTTCCAAACTGCGTGAAGCTGCAAAAATATTGAATGCTAAGAACGTGCCTTCGGATGGTCGTCACATCATCATCCATGCAAATTCGTTGGCCTCAATGCTTGAGCAGACTTCGGTAACGTCGTCTGACTTTAACTCTGTGAAGGCTTTAGTGCAGGGCGAGATCTCGACATTTATGGGCTTCCAATTCCACATCCTGGGCGACCGCACAGAAGGTGGTTTGCCTATTGATGGTTCGTCAGATCGTACGCTGTACGCTTTCCACTCGCAGGCGATTGGTTACGCTGAAGGCATAGCGCCTAAAACTGAGATCAACTACATTCCTGAGAAGACCAGCTGGCTAGTAAATGCACTGTTCTCAGCAGGCTCTGTTGCGATTGACAGTGAAGGTATCGTTAAAATCACAGCCCGCGATACTGCGGCTGCGGCATAAGGGAGGGCTGATCATGGCTTTTGATACAGCTGGTTTTGCTACGTATTCCGCATCAAAGCGTGGTAACGCTCCGTCGTTGTATGGTTATAAAACAGCCGATGCGATTGCAGACGTTAACACTAGCGGTTATTTCAACTCGCTATCTAATACGCTTGAAGTTGGCGACGTTATTCACTGCGTGACTTCGACTGGCACAACAGCCGTCGTCACTCTGGTGTATGTCGTATCCAATGCAAGTGGCGTTGTGGATGTGACTGATGGCACGACTCTGTCGGCCACCGACGGCGACTAACCTGTCGGTACTGTAGTGTTGAGGGCTGGTCTTTTATAAGGCCGGCCCTTTCTTACGTTAAGGGGTTCTAATGGCTGCAGGTGATACTGGTGTTTCAATTTGCGCTGACGCTCTAATATTGCTTGGAGCAGAGCCTATTTCATCTTTCAATGATGGAACAGATGAATCAAATTCGTGTGATCGTTTATATCCTGACACGCGTGACTCGACATTGGTGATGTATCCTTGGTCGTTTAATACCAAAAAAATACAGCTGGCAAGATTGCTGACAACTCCAAACTCTGTTTGGAAATATGCCTACCAGTTACCTGGTGATCGGTTAGCCAGTCCACGCGCTGTGTACGAAAGCGCCAACCCAGGCGCATCAGTGCAAAAGGATTGGGAAATACAAGGCGATCAATTACTGGCAAACCTAGAATCTGTTTTTATAGACTATCAATACTCGGCTGGTGAGTTTGCCTGGCCACAATACTTTGTGCAGCTAATGAAGTACATGATGGCTTGGCACTTGGCCGAGCCTATTACTGAGCAACAAGACAAATCATTGCGCTGGGAGCGTAAAGCTGTGGGTGATCCATCCGAAAATGGCCGAGGTGGATTTTTCCGTACAGCTACGCAGATTGATGCGCAGGGTCAACCGACAAGAGCGATTGAAGACTACACACTAATAGCAGTGAGGAACTGATGCCGCGCTTTGTAGACTTCACCACAAACTTTAGCACTGGCGAATTAGATCCGCTGTTGCGTGCTCGCGTGGATCTGCAGGCATACGCTAACGCTTTGTCTAAAGCTACGAATGTATTGATCCAGCCGCAAGGTGGGTTACGTCGTCGCCCTGGCTTGAAGCATATTTATGAATTACCAAATACAAGCACGGAATCCACAGGTAATGGCGTGCGCATGGTTTCATTCCAATTCTCTGTGGATGATTCCTATATGCTTGTGTTTACGCACAACCGAATGTATGTGGTTAAGAATGGCGTAGTACAAACAAATATTAACGGCAGTGGTAATCCATATTTAACAACCACTATAGGTAGCACTATTGTTGACGATATGTGCTGGACGCAAAGCGCCGACACGCTGATCGTCGTGCATCCTGATATTCAGCCGGTGCGCATAACACGCACCAGCGATACAGCCTGGACGGCCACCACGATTGCATTTGACAGCATCCCTAAGTATGCGTTTGAGCTGGACTCACATATTCATGCTGGCAGCAAATTGTCTGTAAGTGCTGTGTCTGGAAACGTAGAACTAACCGCAACAAACACACACAACACAAGTGGAACGGCGCAGGCAGGCAGCGCAAACACCATCACATTGAAGTCGGCTTCTAGCGCAACAAACGACATTTATGTCGGCATGTTCATTGAGATCACATCTGGAACAGGTGTTGGACAGACGCGATTGTGCGAGGACTACAACGGCACAACAAAGGTTCTTGATGTTCATCCAGCTTGGACTACTGCGCCAGACAACACCAGCCAGTACGACATCACTTCTTTTAAGGCTGCTGCTGTCAATCAGTACATCAATGCTCAACCGCAAGGTCGCGCTCGCATTGTCGAGGTATTGAGCGACACAAAAGTGAGAGCTGTTACCGAGTACCCATTCTTCTCGACCAGCGACATTGACCCAGGCAAATGGGAAGTTGAACATGGCTACGAGGACGTCTGGAGCAGCGCCAAGGGCTGGCCACGCACTGTGACATTCCATGAGGGCCGCCTGTACTTCGGTGGCTCCAAGTCTCGCCCGTCCACAATCTGGGGCAGCAAGATCGGTTTGTTCTTTGACTTCGTGCCAAGCGAGTCGCTGGACGACGATGCGGTGGAAGCTACGCTAGATACTAACGATCTAAACGTCATTATTGATATTGTTAGTTCGCGTGACTTCCAGGTGTTTACTACTGGCGGTGAATTTTATGTACCGCAGCAAGGCACTGACCCGATAACACCACTGACGTTTACATTTAAAAATGTAAGTAGAAATGGGTCTAAGCCTGGCACGCGAGTGCAGTCCGTTGAGTCTGGTTCGGTTTATATCCAGCGCCAGGGCAAATCTCTTAATGAGTTTGTCTTCTCTGATACGCAGCTCACCTATATTACGCAGCGTATATCTTTGCTGGCTGGGCATTTACTTAAAAGCCCACAGCGCATTGCATTGCGTAAATCATCAAGCACAGATGAATCAGATCTTTTGCTGATGACAAACACTAGCGATGGCAGCATGGCTGTATTTTCAATTATGCGTAGCCAGCAAATTACATCACCAAGTGAGTTCACAACAGATGGTGAGTTTATTGATGTTGGCGTAGATGTGACACAAATTTATGCAGTTACTAAACGCGTATTTAATGGAACAACAAGGTACTTTATTGAGCAGTTTAAAGACGACCTGTATACAGATTGTGCATTTGTGGGCGCATCAGCTGGTGGCGTTGGCAGCGGCTTGCCGCACATTGGCAAATCTCTTAATGTGATTACTGATGGCGTGCCGCAATCAAATGAAACAGTTAGCGCTGGTGGCGCTGTGACGTTTGATCGTGAATCAACAACTAGCTATGAAGTTGGCTTGCCGATTACTGTGTACGTCAAAACCATGCCGGTTGAGATTAAATTACAGACAGGTAGTAGGGTGTCGTTTAAAAAAAGGATTGTTGAAATTAGCGCTGTACTTAAAGATACACAGCACATGCTAATGAATGATCAACCAGTTATTACTAGGACGCTTGACAATCCTTTGCTTGATCTGGCGGTGCCTACGTTTACAGGGATTAAACGCGTTAATGGAGTGCTTGGTTATCGTAACGAGCAAGCAATTGAGGTGGCACAAAACCTACCATTAAAAATGAATTTGCTTGGACTCGATTACAGAGTCGCCGTTTATTCAGGAACATAATATGGCAGATCCAACTTTAGCCGGTGTGAATTTCATTGCTGCCTATGGCCAAGCCCAGGCGCAGCAAGCTGCTGCCATTCAACAGCAGACAGGTTACTTACTGCAGGCAAGAAATACGCTGGCTGTGTCAGAGGTTAATGCTACATTTTCTCAGCAGCACGCAAACATTCAAGCAGGTCGCACATTAAAGCGAGCAGAAATTGATGCTATGAATTACCAGATTGCTGGTAATACATTATTGAAAAACATGCGAGCAGTAAATGCTTCTGTTCGCGCTAGAGCTGCGGCATCTGGTATTTCATTTGGCGAAGGTTCTGCTGCTGCTATCCAGCAACAAAATATAGCAAACACAATGTTTGATGTTGGCATTACTGATCTAAGCGCATTGACTGCACGCATAATGGGTTTTGAAGATGCGTCTGCAATGATGCAGTCAACAGAGATACAGAACATTGTTAATCAGTTTTCTGCGAAACAGCAAACAGGTCAGTACAATTTGGCGGCATCTGCTGCGCGTAGCACTGGTGGTTTAATGGCTACGCAAACGCTTGTTAGAGGTGGTATTGATGCTTACAAAGTAGGCAGCGGTGACGCTCCTAAAACCGCAAAAGCTAATTCTCCAGTTACACCAGGTTTTACAATATAGGTTAAATATGGCTACTAGATTGATGTCAGGTCAGGTGCAGGCTAGGCAAGTCGGTAATGTGCCGATGAAAGAGATTAGCCAACAGCAAACCAATTTTATGGTTGCGGCTAATGTTCAGTCACGAGAGTCCGACACGCTTGCGCAAATATTAAATGACATGAGGTCTACTGTTTTAGAATTTAGCGGTAAAAAACGTATGAAAGAGGGTTTGCAATATGTAGCAGAAAATCCAGTAACAAGAGAGCAAATAGATTTAGCAGCTGGTGGAATTATTAGTCCTACGCTTGGCGGTGGGATTGGTAAAGAATCAGGAGACTTGCCTAGCTTTTTTAATCAAGCTGTTCAAGAAGCAAGAAGCGCAGAACTTACTAATCATTTTTTAATTGAAGGAAAAACAGTTCTTTCTAGATTGTTAAACAATCTTGAAAACAATCGTCCTGGTGTAACACCGGAATCAATTAAAACAGAAATTACTTCTGTAACTAAAGGTCTTTCAAAAGCGTTGTCAGCTGTAGACCCAACGGCTGCAATAAAGCTCCAAGCATCTATGGCTGCACATGGCAATACAGTTTTAAGTGCGGCGTATGAATTCCAACTTAAAAAAAATAAAGAGTTAAATGAAATAAAATTTTATGGAAGTATTGAAGATGACAAAAAACGAATTGATCAAGTAATTAAAAATGGAGACACTGTTGACCCACAAACTAATTTACCAATAACAGTTGATGATCGTCTAAATCAAATACGCGAAGAAACTCTTAGCGCGGCGATGACTCTTGGCGACGCAAACATATACAAAGAACATCTTGCAAAAATTGATGGCTTTATACTTGAATCAAAAATAAATGTAATAACTAAGTCTTTAATTGACGACAAAACAATGACGTTGGAAAAAATTAGAACAGCAAATATTGGTACTCATAGCAATTTATTAAAAGCACTTGACCAAAATTCTGTTTCAAAAATTACGGCTAATTATATGACTGCCATTAATTACAGAAATTCCGAGGCTAAAGATTTATTGCAGCAACAAAAGACTGTTGAACAAAAAAAGTTTGTAAGTTTGTATAACGACGTATTGAAACTTCCAGAAAATAGCAAAGAGCGAAAAAATTTAATTGATAGCATAGCTGTTATAGCAATAAATAATCCTGATGTGGTTCCGCTTACTGTGATTAAAGATTTGCGTGATCCACCAAAGGGTGAAGGTAATGGCCAAGTATATTTTAATTTGCGGAATATGATTTATAAAAATCAGATTACCAGTCCTGACCAAATTTGGGCTATGACTAAGCAAGGGTTGTCTACAACTCATGCTGTTGCTGCTCTTGATCTTTTTAATAGAACTGATAAACAAGAGCAAAATAAACTTGATACAGGTTTGGCAAGATTATCTAACGTGCCTATTATTCAGGGGCAGGCATATTTTGACAAAGAGGGAACCGCATTAAAAAGATATAACGAATTAAGCATTCAAGCAGATGCAATTAAAACGCGATACCTTAATGAAAAAAATATTGAGCCAACGGCAGATGTAATCCTTTCTGAGCTTAGAAAAAATATTGAAACCCAGCGCAGCAGTGAAACCGCAAAAGCTGCACGCAAATCTCTTGAGACACTTGAAAAGCTGCCTTGGATCAATGGGAAGATTACACGGGATAATTTAAAATCTTTGCAAGCAAAAACTAATCTAACAGAATCACAAAAACAAGTATTAAGACGTGCTGACTCTTTATTAACGCAGGCCGGAGAGTGACATGGCATACAGTCAAATAGAAAATAAATATCTAAATGCTTTGGTGGAGCTAGAATTTCCTACAGCAATAGAAGATGAGTTCAGCCTGGAAGGCGTGCAACTTGCAGCAGGCCCAAGTGATACGCGCACTGATGCCGTCCCACGCTTTGGCCGTGGTGGTGTGACTAAAGCACAATCACAAGCGGCTGGTGGATTAGAAAAACCTTTAACTGCTTTGGCTGATACTGGTGCTGGTTTTGCTAGAGAGGCAACGGCAACTGGTTTGGGTATATTGGGTGATATTGAATCAATCAAAAATGCTGCGGTTAATGTTTTTAGTGGCCCTAATGATAAGCCTTTGTTAGATAGATTTCTTGAGGGCTTAGAACAAAAAACAAAAATGGCTACTAGTGAGCAAATTAGCAAAGAGGGATTTAGAGTCCCCTTTACTGATACGCAAGTAAAGTTACCACCAGCAATTCCTCCTGGTGTCCAAGATCAAAAAGATAGAGAAATTAGTGCTGGCGTTGGCGGTGCGTTTGGAAAAATAGCTCCGCTTCCTACTATATTAGAAGGTGGTATAGCGGCCAGTGTGGCTGCGGCAAAAGGCGCAAAAGCAGTAGGTACAGCATTGGCACCAGCAACTGCAGATGTAATTGAAATGGGATTGCGTAAAGCTGGGATGATTATGGACATCACTCCAGAAGGCCCTGCTCAAGTTGTAATACCTGTAAAGGTTGGTGAGCGTGAGGTAAAGATCCCAGCAAATCAAGCGGCAACTTTACAAAAAGCTCTTAAAAATTTAACTCCAGAAGAGCAAGCAAAATTCAGATCTGATACTGCATCTAAATTTGTAAATATCTTAAAGCAGTTACCAAGCAAAGAAGAGTTTGGCGCTGCTTCTATTGCAGGCAAAGCAAAGAAGGGATGGTACGAGGGAAGCACCCAGGCAATCGTGCAAGTGTTTGGCCCTGACTCCTCTCGCTTTGCGGCATTGCTCTCTGCTACCAGCCCACAAACTAGCGTTGAATCAAATCTATTTAACGCGCTACAAGTTTGGAAAAACTGGACTGCAGCAGGTAGACCAACTGATCGTGAATCAATTGTGCGAGTAATGGGGCAAAGCGTGCAAGGCAGCAAGGGCGAAGAGTCTGTGCTTGATGCTTGGATCAATAATAGCGTGCGAGCTCTATCTGCAGAAGACCCATCAACAGTTGTGCTATCTGGCCCCAAAGTAAATAGTTTTATGCTGAACTTGCAGGGCAATGTTAATGAAGTGACAAATGATGCATGGATGGCGGCATTTACTTATGTTGACCAGAACTTGTTTAGTGGATCATTGACGAAGGGTGGAGATCCAGGTAAAGGCCCAGGCTACATTGCAATGAATGCAAGGGTGCGCGAAACTGCAACATATCTTACAAAAATTACTGGTGAAACATGGACACCAGCCGAGGTTCAAGAGACAATTTGGTCATGGGCAAAAACCCTATATGAGACAGCTGGCGCAAAAGGTGAGAAGCGGTCAGCTGTTCAGCTTATCCAGGACAATGCAATTACTGATGAACTAATTGCGGCTACTCCAGACTTTAGGACACTTTTCTATGATGAACGATTCGCCCCAATCCTTGAACAAGCAGGATACTCAGACCAGCTCTCTCAACTCAGAGCAGCTACTTCAGGATCTGATGCTACAGCAGGAGCAAAAAAACCCGGAGCTGGCGGCCAAGCAAGCTCGGTTGATGCAGATTCTCAAAGGAAGTACCTCGAACGAAATGCCAAGCGCTTAGATAAGCTGCGAGCTGATCGAGAGAAGGAGGCTGCTGCAAAAGCAAAAGCCAAAACACAAACCCCAACTGGAGGTGTTGAGTAATGGCCTCACTTGAACAGCGCCTAGCATCTATATTGCCAGAACAATTGCCAGTCGCCCAGGCTGGTGAGTTAGAGCTTGAGCCGATGCCTGCAGAAATGCGGGATACGAATGCACAAATTACAGATACTTCTGAGCCAGGCACACCCAACATGGATGGCGTGCAGCTTGCTGGCTTGCGCGATATTGTCAAAGGCGGTGCCAAGGTATTGCGTGATGTAGTTACGGATACCAAACCACGCACTAGAGCAGCAATGCAAGAAGAAGCTGCTGCAACCACAGCTGCTCAAGATGCAGCCAAAGCAATGCCAGAAGTTAAGCCTGCAGCTGAAGTAAAACTTGAGCCTGCTTTTGTTACTCCAACACCAGCAAAAATTAGATCTTCCGCAAGAGCGGCACCAGGCACAGGGAAACCTAGCACTGGTGAAGTAATTAACTATGATCTATTTGACGACAAGAGTGTTGCTAAGTATGTTCAAAGTATTGCTAAAGATACGGCGGTTGATTACACGCGCATAACAAAAGATCAGGTTTTAAAACAGGTTGAAGCGCTTGGCTTTGATGATGCTTATTTGCGCGGAATGGACGGCCAAACAAAAGAAATAAAAGATATACCTTCCACGGTATTGCGTGCTGCGTTTGCGGTGCCTGCTCAAGTAGATCGTTTGCAATCAGTTATGAAGCGCATCAAAACTGAGGGCGAAACACCAGAGCTTATGCAAATGTTGATAGAGCAATACGCACTATCAGCGCATGTAATTAAAGAGGCAAAAGGTATTACATCAACACCAGCCCAGGCTTTGGCTATATTAAACCAAGGCCGGCCAGTAATGAATGTTGATGAAATTAAAAAACTTGCAGCTGACCCAAACATTTCATCTGGTATGACTGAAGTTGTAAATGCAATTTTGCAATTAACTGATGATGCAGCAAAAGCAAAATTAGTTGATAAGGTAACAAAGGTAGGTTTACTAAAAGACGTTTGGTTTTCTACTTACATCAATGGGCTATTGTCTAGCCCTGTTTCGCACGCAAAAAATATCTCTTCAAATACAGCATTTGGTTTGTATCAAATACCAGAGCGTTTGGTTGCGGCAATGTATTCCAATGTTTTGCCTGATAAGGTGCGCAGCTGGAGATCATTAGTACCTGGTAGCGCTAATGAAAAGATTGGACTAGATGAAGCATTAACAATGATCCAATCACTTCGCAATGGAGTGCGCGAAGGTCTTGAGGTTTCGTCTATTGCGTTCCGTAAAAACGAACCAGTAATGGATGTAGCGAATAAACTAGAGCTGCCCGACTCTACGCGCATGACCCTTCCAGAGCAGTTGCGCGAATTGACTGGAGCAAAACAAGATAGTTTGTTTGGTAAGGGCCTTGATTATTATGGCACTGCAGTTGGGATGCCTGGTCGCGCTTTGCTAAGTGAAGATGAGTTTTTTAAAGCTGTGCTGTATCGCATGGAGCTTAATGCTCAGGTTACTAGACGAGGCAAAACCGTATATAGGGATGCCATTGATTCTGGTATGAGTGAGGCAGATGCTTTAACAAAAGCAGAGGCAGAAACAATTAGCTTGATGAAAAACCCGCCTGATGATTTGGATGAGGCGGCAATGGAATTTGCAAGGATTGGTACATTTACAGCTGATTTGCCACCAGCATTAGAAAAGCTGCAGCAAGTATTTAATCACCCAGCGCTAAAGATTGTTGTGCCATTTTTTAAGACTCCAGCAAACATTGGTCTTAATGTAATTGAGCGCACACCGTTTGCCCCTTTGTCGTCAAGATGGACAACAGAGATGGCAAAGGGCGGCGTTTACAGAGATATGGCTTTAGCCAAAGTTACTTTGGGCTCTACTGTTCTGGCCGCATTTGCGACGATGGCTGCTGAAGGTTTATGCACTGGCCGTGGGCCAGAGCGCAAGGCAGACAGAGAAGCATTGATCCGCGATGGCTGGCAACCATACAGCTGTAAAGTTGGTGACACTTATTTCAGTTATAGCGGCATGGAGCCTGTATCTGCATTGTTAGCTATTGCGTCAGATTATGCCGAATATGCCAGACATGAGCCAGATGCCAGTAAAGTTGAAGAGGTATTCCTTGGTGGCGTTTATGGCATGTATGAGTATTTAAAAGAGCAGCCTTATTTGCAGGGAATTGCAGATATTGCAAAGCTCATTGGCGCTGGCCAGCAAGGCGGTGCAGTTGATGGCAAGAAAATAGTTGATGGTTTGGCTAAACAGTTTGGCGGGTTTGTCATTGGCGGTAGCCCAGCGCCTGGCACAAGCTCATTAGTGGCTGGCATTGAGCGCATTTTAGATCCATCTGCTAAAGACACCAGGGCTAGTCCTGATTTGCCAATGGCATTGCGAGGGTTTGCTGAAGCATTTAATAAGTACCGCAGCCGATTGCCTTACTTTAATACTGACCTTCCTGACAATTTGAATTTATGGGGTGATCCAATTCAACAGGGTCGCGGTATGTGGTACGAGATTGTGCTGCCGACCAAAGTCAGCCCACAGCAGTTTAGTGAAGTAGACGACGCATTGCAGCGGATAGGCTCGCCTGTTGGGATGCCAGAGCGAAAGATTGATGGGGTGGAGATGACGGCGCAGCAGTACAACAGACTGCTAACCATTTATGGAAAAGAACTCCCATCCAAAGAAAAGATACTTGAAACAATCCAGATGCCTGGCTTTGATCTGCTATCACTTGATGATCAGCAAAAGCAAATCCAGCATGTTCATTCTCAATACATGGATTTTGCCAAGAAACAATTAAAGGCAGAAGACCCTGAGCTAATGATTAAAATTGAGGATATTAAAGAACTTAGGAAAGCAAACGGACTGTATTACAAACCCGATTGAGAATTATATAATTTCCAACAGGAAGGATTAAATTATGCCGGTGCCAATTAGTAATGTGACCAGACGCGCAGTCTATGCGCCCAGCGGTGCTGGAGGCGCTGGCCCATATTCATTTACGTTTGAGATCCTGGCAGCTGCTGACATCGCCGTCTATAAAGATGACGTTCTGCTGACGCTGACAACTCATTACACTGTCACGATTAACGCTAATGGAACCGGCTCAGTAACTATAACTTCTGCCGGCCTGGCATTGGCTCCTGTGTCGCCGACTCAGTATGCAATTGTAGGCAACAGAACAATTCAGCGCACAAGTGATTTTGTAACTGGTGGTGATTTCTTTGCCAACACGTTAAACGACGAGCTCGACCAGCAAACAATCTTTGCGCAGCAAAACTCTGAAGGATTAGCCAGGTCGCTGCAGGCACCACAAACAGACCCGACATCAATCAACATGACACTGCCACGCAAGGCAGATCGTGCTGGTAAGTACCTAGCCTTTGACGTTGACGGTAACCCGGAGCCTGGCCCTACATCCACCAACGTGGATGACGTTGCGGCCATAGCAGATGAGATCCAAGCAGTGGCAGCCATTGATAACCAGGTTGCTACTGTCGCAGGTCAATCGGCCAGCATAGCTACATTAGCTCCTATATCAGCAAGCATCACTACTGTTGCTGGCATATCGTCGAGCGTAGTAACTGTAGCCTCACTAAACTCTGCACAGCTCACAGCGATTGCCGGTGCTGCAGATGAGATGGCAATCCTTGCTCCTATCTCTGCTGACATACTTGCTGTGGCTGCTATTGATACCGAGGTGACTCAGGTTGCTGCGCTTAGTTCGGCACAGTTAGCTGCTGTTGCTGGACAGACTGCAAACATTGCAGCGCTTGGCCCTATCAGCCCACAGATTACTACGGTTGCTGGTCAGTCGGCACAGATCAGTACAGTCGCTGGTCAGTCTTCACAGATTGGATTGCTGGCTTTACAGACTGCCGACCTAGCTGCACTTGGCCCTATCAGTGCTGACATTACGACAGTAGCCACAAACATTGGTGCGGTTCAAAGTGCTAGCGTAAATGCTTTGTCTGCTCAGTCTGCGGCCACATCTGCAAGTTTAAGCGCACTGTCTGCAACCAATAGCGCAACATCTGCCAGTGCATCTGCTACTGCTGCTGCTGCAAGTTACGATAGTTTTGATGACCGATACCTTGGCGCTAAGTCTAGCCCACCATCTGTAGACAATGATGGTGCTGCACTAATGACGGGAGCTTTGTATTGGAACTCTACATCTAATCTGCTTTTTATTTGGACAGGCTCTGCGTGGGATCAGGCTGCATTTTCTGTTAGCGGCGCTGTTACAAGTTTTAATACTAGAACAGGTGCGGTGACATTAAGTAGCACTGACGTTACAAACGCACTTACATTTACGCCGGCAACTGCCGCCTCTGTTTCTGCCATCCCCGATCCGGTTGCGATGGCTCTGGTTTTTGGGAGTTAATCATGGCATTAAAAGGCAAGCCAATTGCGATTGGCACAAGCGATACAACAATCTATACCTGCCCATCTACCATTGAAGCATCGGTGCATGGCCTGGTGTTTGCAAACAATACTGGCAGTGCTGTAACTATTACTCTGAAAATTTATATCCAGAGTTTAGGCACAACCACTACTGTGGCCACTGGCATATCTGTTGGTGCTAACACTACCTACACTTGGCCAAAACCAATTAATGTAAATGCTGGTGATTACATACAAGCTGCTGCATCTACTGGCTCAGCACTTGTCTGCTTCTATTCTGTGTATGAGGGATCAGCTGCTGCAGCTGCAGTTGGATTTACTCCGCGAGGTGCGTGGAATTCAGGCGCTAGTTATGCAATTAATGATGTTGTTAGTTTAAGTGGCTCAAGCTATTTGGCTATTCAAGCTGGCACCAATCAAAACCCAGCAACACAAACTGCTTACTGGCTAGTGTTAGCTGCCAAAGGTGACACAGGTGCTGGTGATGTATCAGGCCCAGCGTCATCGGTTGATTCTGAGTTGGCATTGTTTGACTCAACGACAGGCAAGCTGATTAAACGTGCAAGCACTACAGGTATTTTAAAAGGTACATCTGGTGTGTTGTCTGCTGCTACGGCTGGTACAGACTATGTGACTCCAACTGGTTCTGAAACACTAACGAATAAAACGCTAACCAATCCTAGTGTAAACAATTACACAGAGGGCGTTGTCTCTATCGGAACAGTATCAAGCTCTCATACATTAGCATTGACTAACGGCACAGTGCAGACAGCTACGTTAACGGCTTCTACGGCTTGTACATTCACAATGCCTACTGCGACTGCTGGTAAGTCATTCATTCTATTGTTAAAGCAAGCTGCATCGACTGGTAACGGTAGTGCGACATTTACTGGTGTGAAATTCTCTGGTGGTACTGCTCCGACTATTACTGCTACGGCTGGCAAGATGGACATTCTGACGTTTGTGGCTGACGGTACTAACTGGTACGGCTCTATCGCTCAAGGTTACACACCATAAGGGTTTAATAATGTTTGCTTATTCAAAGATTATGCAAGCAATGGGTGCTGCGTCTGGTTCAGCTTATACAGTTCTTGTTATAGCTGGAGGCGGCGGCGGTGGCTCTGCTTCTGATAACCCAAACGGAGGCGGCGGTGCGGGTGGCTTTTTAGAACAAACGCCTACTCTTGCAACAGGTGTTTCATACACTATTACTGTTGGTAATGGCGGTGCTGGAGGTTCAACATCACAAGGAACGAACGGTTCAGATTCGTCAATTATTGGTGGTGCAATATCAATAACGGCAACTGGCGGCGGCGGCGGCGGTCGTGCCGTATTCCCTGCGTCAAGTTTAATGAATGGACTTGCTGGAGGTAGCGGTGGCGGGGGCGCTCCAGATGGAGCTGCTGCAAGCGTTGGTACAGGCGGGGCTGGCACATCTGGTCAGGGTTTTGCTGGTGGTTCTGGAGGGTTTAACCCGGGCACATCTTGCTCTGGCGGGGCTGGCGGTGGTGCGGGCGGCGTTGGTTCTGACGGGGGATCGGTTGACGGCGGCACAGGCGGTGTTGGCAAATCATCAACTATTGTTGGATCGACAGTATTTTACGCCGGAGGCGGCGGGGGTGCTGCTTTTGGAACTGGAACCCCAGGGGCAGGCGGGTCATCAATCGGCGGTACTGGCGGAAAATCTGGCGCTTCAGACGGCACATCGGGAGCAGTTAATACTGGTTCGGGCGGTGGTGGTGGACGAAATACTAGCGCAAGTGCTGGTGCTGGAGGCAAAGGTATAGTGATTGTTAGAAGCACTAGCGCGGCTGCTTCTACTACTGGTTCACCTACAGTTACAAATGTCGGTAGTGACTATGTTTATAGTTTTACTGGCAATGGTTCTATAACATTTTAAGGTAAAGCATATATGGCGTATTTTGCTAAACTTAATAATACCAATATCGTTATTGAGGTGCATTGTGTTGCAAATAACGAATTACTTGATGAAAATGGTAATGAAATTGAACAAAAAGGCATTGATTTTTTAACTGCATGGTCAGGCGGTTACACAAATTGGAAACAGACTAGCTACAACGGAACTATCCGTAAAAATTATGCTGGCGTTGGTTATACATATCAAGCAGATATAGATGCGTTCGTGCCACCTAAACCGTATGCAAGTTGGACTCTTGACGCTAATGCACAATGGCAGCCTCCAGTAGCCATGCCTACAGATGGAAAGATGTACTCATGGAACGAGGAAACTCAGACTTGGGTAGAAGTTACTACAGAATGATAGGAGATAGAGGTGGACGATTTGGAAGCTAGATTGAATACTCACGAACAAGTATGCGCTGAAAGATACAACGGTATTTGGGCGCGTCTTAAAAAGATAGAGACTATCCTTATCGGCAGTGCTGGTGCAATCATTATGCTGCTGTTGTCGCTTGTTCTAAAGGGGTAAGAGATTGATCCTCTCACTTTACTTGCGTTAGCTAATGCTGCTGTAGCTGCAGTTAAGAAAGGCTGTCAGCTTTACAAAGATATTAAAGGTGCGGCTGGTGATGTAAAGGAAGTGCTGGATGATTTAAAGGTTCAGTTTCATAAGATACCGAACCCTACACCAGCACAGAAGATTCAGTACAACGAGGAAGTTGCAAGAGTTCAGGAGATAGCCAAGTCTGATCCTAATGATGTGTTCACTGAAATCGGTAATCAACTTGGTGCATTGCTAGACGCACAGGATCAGTTAGCTAAAGCGTTACTAGCAGAAGAACTAGCGAACACAACTGTATACAAAGGTCAGGAGTCATTAGGTCGCAGAGCATTACGTAAGATCATCATAGAGGCTAGGCTGGATTCAATGATGGCAGAGCTGCGTGAGACGATGGTCTATAGAGCACCGCCAGAGCTGGGTTCACTTTGGGGTAAGTATGAAAAGACAGTTGAGCGCATTAACAAGCAGCAAGAAGCAGCAAGAATTGCAGAGTTAAAACTTCTACAGATTGCAGCACGTAAACGTAGACATATGATTAGAAGGTTCCGGGAAAATGTTATATGGTTTGGCGCGGTTCTGTTCGTGACGCTGTGGCTAATCAGCGTCCTGATCCTGATAAAGACGAGCAAGACAGCATCCCTTGGGTACTACTAATATGCTTACTTGCAATGGTCTTAACGCTTGCTATAGCCTTGCCGCTGGTTGGGCTGGCAATCATGGACGCAAACAATGCAACCAATGCAGCCATAGTTGAGGTAGATAGAATGCGTAGGATACGCAAGTTAATGATGCGTGAACTAGAGGATAAGAAGAATGCTGACACTGAACCAACTGAAGCAGCTACTGCCAGGCAATAAGTATGTTGAGCATTGGCACCATGCATTGGAGCAGCTGCTACCTGAATACGAGATCAACACCAACAAGCGCATTGCATCATTCATTGCTCAGTGTGCGCATGAGTCTGGCAACTTCACTGCATTAAAAGAAAACCTAAACTACAAGCCAGCAACCCTAAGAAAACTTTTTGCTAAGTATTTTGAAACAGATGAAATTGCTCAAGCGTATTGTGCCAAGCCTAATAAACAAGCTGCCATTGCAAATCGTATTTATAGTGGTCGTATGGGTAATGGTGATGAAGCTAGTGGCGATGCTGCTCGTTGGATTGGCCGAGGTCTTATCCAGTTAACTGGTCGTGCAAACTACCAAGAATTTGCAGACAGCATTGAAGTTGATGGCCGACCATTAAAGATTGATGAGGTGCCAGAATACCTGGAGACATTCGAGGGGGCAACTCAGAGTGCTTGCTGGTATTGGGAGAGCCGGGGCTTAAATAAATTCGCGGATACTGATGACATCCTCGGTATGACGAAGCGAATAAATGGGGGAACCATAGGGCTTAACGACCGCATCAAACATTACAAACACGCGCTGGCTGTGATGCAAGGTGGGCATTGATGAAATCATTTTTCTTTATAGCGATTGCGGTTATGACTATTGCATCCTGCGAAGACACATTCAGGTATCCATGCCAGGACAATAAGAACTGGAATAAACCTGAATGCCAGCGGCCAACCTGTGCTGTAACAGGCACCTGCCCTGATCAATTAGTGCCAGCTGCAGACTATAAGCCAGAGGAACAAAAATGAAATTGAATTCAGATTTAATTGATTCATACATCAAGTTAATTATTGGCGCTACATTTTGCCTGGTGCTCTTAATGATGAGCAGCCTAGCTATGTACTCAGTCGTGTTTGTCCAGCAACCGATGGTAGGCATTGCGCCAGCTGATAAACAATTCTTTATGCTCCTCAGCGATATGAGCAAGTACATCCTCGGTGCGCTGGCAACTTTGCTGGCGATCAAAGGTAAGGATGGCGTGGCCAAACTGATCGACCCACCGCCTGGTGTATCTAAGGCAAGCGACTGGACTGATCCACCACCCAAGGCACAAGCACCAGCTCAACGCACTGAGCCTACACTTGAGCCAGTATCAACAGTTGCACCAATAGTCGCAGGCTTTAATGGTAAGCCTGCACCACCACCAGCACATCAACCGGAGATCTGACATGCGATTTAATGCTAGTGTACTTGTACTATTAGCCGCGTTTAGTGCTAATAGCTATGCCGGCGGGGAACTAAAAAAGGTCTGCCATGAAGAGAAGGGCAAGCAGGTCTGCAAAACAGTAAAGGTGCATAAGAAGTTAGAGGGCACCAAAGTACCACCAAAATGAATCCTTATTTTCTTGTTGGTGCTGTGTTTGCTGTGGCCATTGCCGGTGGTGCTGGCTATGTTAAGGGCGCATCGCATGGTCGCGCTGAAGTACAGTCAGCCTGGGATAAAGAAAGAATCAAACTGGCAGAAGAACATGCCAAGGCAATCACAGCTGCGCGTGAGAAAGAACAGCTGCTGCAATCTAATGCTGATCAATTAAGAGAGGAAGCCAATGCAAAGAATCAAGAGCTTGGTGCTCGTGTTGCCAGTATTGCTGACAGCTTGCGCAAGCGCCCCAACCGCGCCACCCAGGCAGGTTCCGTGTCCGGTGCCGCCGGCTCTGCCTGCCCCGCCTGCATCTGTACTGCAAGAGAACTTGCTAGAGAAGATGCAGAAGCTCTTATTGCCATAGGTAAGCAGGCAGAAGAGCTCCGCATCGCATTGAATCAATGTGTTACTCAGTACCAGTCTCTGCGTCAGTAGCATCTTTTAGCTGTGCTCCGAGAGCTCGTATGCGTCTGCCATACATGCTAACGATTTCAGATTTCTTACCCAGGTCAACCTTCTGGATAATTGATTCGTTAAGATCTCTAAATTTTTTGAGCACTGACATGCGCTGGCGTGGTGGTACCTTACCTGCTCTGGCTGTCTTATCCATGAGCTCAATAAACTGGTCAGCCCATGCATTAAGGTCTTGGTGAGTGGCGTGTACTTTTGGCGGCTCATCATCCTTGCCAGGCGTAAGCAATGGGATGCCGTCGACAGGCGTTGCAGTAGGCTCTGGCGGCTTTTCTGGCGCATCATCCAGGTCAGGCACATACTCATCTACCAGGATGGGCTCAAGATCCTCTGGCACTTCTGGTGCTGGTGGTGGCGTTGTTGCTGCCGGTGGTGCGATCATGTCCAGCGGGTTTGCAGGCACCGGGGTTACATCCTTGATTGGCCGTGGTGCGGTATCGTCTGGATAATCTTGAGCCTCTTCTGCGCTGATCAAGCCTTTCAACACATCAGGAAAAGCATCACGCAAGGCAAAGCCACGCGCACGCATCTGCAACATCCGTTTAGGGTAAGCCTGCCAAGGGCCTTGCTTACCCCATAACCCAGCTCTTTTGGCATCCTCTACGCTGAAGGTAGCAGTAACAGGCTTGCGCCCTTTCCGGTGTGCTATGCAAACTGCAACAGGGTTAACTGTACCTTCATTGTCGATGCGCTCTTCAATGCCTTCGCACACTGGACTAGCTTGTACCAGGGCAGCCATAGCATCACCGTAAACCGACGGCTTGCCATTGATTACGGCAATGTTCTGCAATGCCTGCATGGGTGCCAGACCCAGCTCATAACCCCATTGAACACATACCATGATGTCTTGTGGCTTGCCCTGGTAAGCCTTTGGCACCATGCTGGAATCAGATAGCATTTTTGAGAACTCGATTGCCTCGCCCATAGTGGCTGGGGCAAAGCCTTTAGTTGTAGTGAGCTGCATTATTTTTCTCCAGTTCATCTTTGATTGTTATGAGCACCAAGGTGACAATGGACTCAACTATTTCGCAGGCCTCTTCTCTGTGTAACTTCGGCACGTTGCCTAGCAGACTGTTGACTGCTCTGTCGTGCGCTGTTTCAAGCTCGTTTAAATCAATCATTTTTTAAACTCCTTTATTGCAAGGGTTGATTGTCTGATGCTGTAGGCATCCTTGGCCGGCACTGTCTTTGCGGCTTGTGCTGCGTAGTTGCGCATTGGCCAGTTGATTTCATACCGCCCGGCTATCCCTTTGGGTGCTGTCTTGAGCATTGTTTTGAGATCTTTCTCAGCGGCTGCTCTGTCTTTCTCAGCTGCAGTAATCCTGCTTTTAGCATCAACAATTTTATCTGCCAGTAATTCAGCCTCAACATCTAAGACAATTGATTCACCAGCTGCGCTTGGATACATCCGATCTGCATCATCACTGGTTGCCGGTGGGTAGAAGTCAACAGCTCCGGTGGCTTTGTACTTTTCCAGTTTGTCCTGGAAGTCGAGCACAGCCTGCTTGATGGTTGCCAGGGTTTGCTGATGCGGCTCAAACAAAAATATACGCAACTCAGTGCCGCGATACAGCACTGAAACGCAACCCCACTTGGCCTGCATGATGTCCATTTGCGCTTGCAGCTGGACTGGCCCACGGTACAGCGCTGGGATCTCCTCGGCCTGGACAGATGTTAGCTTTGCCTCAAGCACTCCAAAACCATCGAGCACAATTTGATCAGCGCCAATGACAAAAATGCCGGCATCATGATCATTTTTAATTACTTGGCCACGGCCATCAGCATAACCATCCAGGCTGCAGGCCAGCGGTAATGTGGCGTGATAGAAAGCGCTGCTGAACTCAGTTTGTAAGTCTGTCAGCTGCAGTCTTTTGCTAGTCTCCAGCAAAATAATCTCTTCGAGTCGATCACCCCAGGCCATCGCTTCATTCTGCTCAAAGTTATTGAGCTCGCCTTTCAGGGCAGAGATAGACAAATGCAACTCATCATTGGGTGTCATGTACTTGGATAAGCCCAGCAGCGATGGCAGTCTGCTTGCCGACATCATGGTCGTTGGTGTTTTTTTGCCTGACATTTAGTTCTCCTTTAGTTTGTAGATCCGCACTACGCGAGCGTGGGCGGCCTTGTGTGTGGCTTCAGTAAAGCCAATTGCTGTGAATTTTTTACATCTAAAAACAGCTCCGAGTACAGATGGGTGCAGCTCTGCCGGCAGCTGGATTGCAGCTCGAACATCATTGATTGATACCTGGCCATCCCTCTTTGCAATGTCGGTGGCTATCTGCCTGCACCGGCTCAAGAAGTCTGCATCACGGCGCTCAAACAATGCGAGCTGGGCATCGCGCAATACCTGGCCGTTAATCATATGATCCCCGCCCAAACCAAAACCAAAACCATGATGGCCATAGCCACCATGAAGCCTGTTAAAAAGTCGTCATTCATGCTGCACTCCTTGAGATTAAGTTAGCTACCTGGCTGGCACCCCAGGTGCGGCCACCGCGTGATGTCTGCACGCCGCGAGCTGTCAGTGCAGCTGCAATTGAGCGCAGGCTGGTTGAGCCAGTCTTGGCAATGATGTCGTCAATGATGGGTTTAACGCGCTGTGCAAACTGATCTGCGCTTGCCTGGATGCTGGCGATGCCGGCAGCTGAACCAGCTGATGGGTTTGGGCTACCTAGTTTGATGCCGCGAGCTTTGGCTGCCTGCAGTGCTGCCTTGGTGCGACGGCTAATCTCTTCGCGCTCATGCTGTGCAACTACTGCACGGATACCGAACTCAAGAGTACCGGCGTGAGGCATGTCAGCTGCAACGATCTGAACACCAGAGTCGCGCAGTGTGAGCAGGAAAGCAGCCTGGCGTGATAAGCGGTCGATCTTGGCGATCAGTAAAGCAGCGCCTGTGGCTTTGCACATAGCGATAGCAGCCTGCAGCTGTGGCCTGTCGTCGTGCTTGCCTGATTCGATCTCGGTGAATGAGTGGATGATGCCGTCGGCGTACTGAATAACGGCTGCTTGCTGGGCTTCTAAGCCAAGGCCAGATGCGCCCTGGCGATCTGTTGATACGCGGAAATAAGCTACATATTTAGACATTTTGCGCTCCTGTTTCTCGGTGGCGTGGCGATCTTTATTGACCGTGAAGCAGAGATTATATTGCTGCGATCAATACGTCAAGCACTTTTATTAGTTGACTAGCTATGAGGTTTGAATATATCGTTGAGCAATATTCAACGAGAGGTGTAAATGCAAAATAAGCAACAGACATTTATGATGAAGATGCGCCCGGAGATCCGCGAGCTATTAGACATGGCCAGCAAGGAGCAAAGGCGCACCAGGGTTTCACTGATTGAGGAGCTCATTGTTGAGGCTTATGGCAGGCGCTATGCAAGCACCAATGCCAGGCTAAAGCAGTTGCTTAATGGTGCTGCATGAATGGCCGAGGAGCTCGAAACAAGGGTGCAGCTGGTGAGCGCGAGCTTGCTGCCCTGCTACAAGATCAGCTGGGGTTTGTGGTTAAGCGCAACCTGGGTCAAGCGCGTGACGGTGAGGATGACATCACCATTGCCCAATTCAGGATCGAAGTTAAACGCAGGGAACGAATCGAGGTGGACAAATGGAGCGAGCAAGTAGAAGCCTGCACACAGCCAGGCGAGGTGGGAGTGGTGGCATACAGGCGCAATGGCCAGCCTTGGCGGGTAGTTTTGAAGCTACACGATTTCCTGCCGCTAATGAGGGATGCGTTGAAGTGACTGACTGGCTGCTGCGTCAGCTCATGGGTGAGAAGTATATTTTGCCTGATGCGGAGGGGCGACAGATAGTCAAGATGGGGATTGGTCAGTACCAGGCTAAACGCACTGTAGGCACCGACATCAGGGAAGCCATCATTGAAATACTGACAGATTTTGGTGAGCTAAGTACCGGCCAGCTGTTTGATGAGCTGCAGCTGCAGGGTTGGCAGGCAGACTATTCATCTGCGTACAGCATTTTAAAGAAGATGGAAAAGCACCAGGTAATCATTAAACGTATTCAGGCATCAGCGCATGGCGGGAAGGGAGTAGCAATTTGGCAGATGAAGTAAGTATTGATGCGAGCACTAGGTTTTGTACTAATTGCCAGCAACACAATCCGATAACCGGTGGTGATTGGCATGTATTTAACAACAAGAAAAACAGGAGATGGCTTTGTCATGGATGTTTAAAAAGGAGGAATAAGGATGCAACAACCCAAACTATCGTTAGCAAGTGAGCCGACATTGGTTAAGCGCAAGGACAAGGACACAACACCATCAGTGTGGAACCCGAACTGGAAATACCAGGCAGCTGGTAGCGCCTTAGATCTTGCTGAAAAGTTCAAGCGCATCAGGAAGCAGCAGGAGCTGGAAGCCAAGGAAAAGAAGATGCGGAGGGTCAAATGATACGTGCCTGGCAATCATTCAGGATGTGGCGACTGGCTGGTCTTGGCGTGGTGGCTGCGATTAAGGCGACCAGGCGATACCACCGGAGATACCTTGGCTAATCGGTTTTGTGAGCAGTGTGGCCGAGTGCATTGGGAACCGCGCATAGTAGTAGTTGATGGGAAAGAGCTTTGCACACATAGCAAAGCCTGGCAGGCAGAGTGCGAGATTAGATACGCAATGCTGCTGCCAGACAAGGCCAGGAAGCCACGAATAACCAAGCGTGACTACCTGATTACAGTGGAAGAGAAGCGAGGCACAGAGGCTAGATTACAGCTGCGAGCCGAGATGATAAGGAGATACAAAAAATGAAAAACCATAAATTACTTGATGCAATCAAAGCTGAGTTTGGCCTTAAAAATGATTCTGCCCTGGTCAAGTTTCTAAGTAGCCGGCCACCGACAATATCGAAGATTAGAGCAGGCAAGTTGCCTATCACGCCAGACTTTATCTTGCTGGTGCATGACATGACCGATTGGGAAATCAAGCGCATCAAGTCGTTTCTGTGAGGCAAGCATGACTAGAGATGACATGATCAAATTGGCGCGTGAAGCTGGCTGGGATTATGCAAATGATTCTAGTGGCTTTGATCCATTGTGGAAATTTGGAGAGTTAGTCGCAGCAGCAGAGCGCAATCGTACATGGACTCAAGACCATTGGACGGAGTACGAGCGCAGCATTGTAGCAACAGAGCGTGAGGCTATTGCAACAGAATTTATGAAGCGGCATGAAGCAGTAAAGCATTTGAATAATTATTGGCATCACGCAGCTGTTTATGTGCGCGAAAGGGGGCAGCATGACTGACCGCGAACTATTACAACAGGCTTTGGATATGTTGGACGATATAAATCAATGCAGCTTACCGCCAACAGGAATACCGCTTCCGGCCGAAATAGATGAAGTAATGGAAGCACTACGCGCCAGACTAGCGCAGCCTGAACCTGAGCCGGTTGCGTGGATGCACAATTTTATTGATGACGTTATTATCAAGAATCGGCCTACGGACATAACTTGCAATGCCGGAAGGTGGACTGCACTCTACACAGCACCACCACAGCGCGAATGGCAAGGGCTGACGGATGAGGAATACGAAGCAATGGCAGAGCAGTATGTAACTAACTGTTATTTCGACACACTGAAATACGCAAAAGCCATTGAAGCTAAGTTGCGCGACAAGAACTCATGAATGCAC